GGAAGCCGGGCCGACGAGCACCTACAGCACGGCAGAATACCGCGTGGACCGCTACGCCACGCCTGGCACGATCCTGCCCATCTACGGCACGACGTGGACGCCGCACCGGCAGGACGATAACGCCATCAGCGTGACGTGGTGGGCTGGCTACGGGGCCAGCGGAACCAGTGTCCCGGCTGCCATCCGGCACGCGATGCTGATGCTGATCGGGCACTGGTACGAGGTTCGTGGTGCCGTGCTCACCGGAACAATTTCCAAGGAAATCGAATACGGCGTTCAGTCGCTCCTTGACTCACAGCGGTGGGGCTCCTACCGATGATCGACATCGGGTCGCTACGTGATCGCGTTACGGTGCAGATTGCCAGCGGGAGCACCAATACGCTTGGCGAAACAGTGCTGGCGTGGAGCAATAGCACGAGCGTGTGGGCGAACGTCGAGGGCGTCAGTGCTAGCGAGGCTCTTGTGGCTGGCCAGCAAGACGTGAGCGTGACGCACCGCGTGCGGATGCGATACCTGCCGGGGCTCACCCAGAGCATGCGGTTTGCGTGGCGCAGCCGCACGCTCGAAATCGTTAGCCTGCTCGAGCAGCGGAACCGCACCGTGCACGAGGCCATCTGCGTGGAGTCCGTCAATGGCTAGGCGGCAGACGGCGATCAAACTGAGTTTTCAATACCCAGACCTAGACGATCTGCGGAATGAGTTCCGCAGGCTGCCCAAGACGCTGGCGGCAAGGTACATGGAAAAGGTGATGAAGGCAGCGGTAAAGCCGGGCCTTCGCAAGCTGCGCGAAATCACGCCGCGAGGCCCGACAGGAAATCTCAAAAAGAGCGTTCGCCAGAAAACCAAGAAGTACCCGAAGGACGGCACTGCCATCGGCCTGGTTGGCTACACCGTTGGCAAGGGTGCCAAGGGATACCACCAAGGTTTCCTTGAGTTTGGCACTAAGGAGAGACAGACGAAGGGGCGGTTCGCGTCCAGCCTTCGGTGGCCAAAAGGCGAGGCTCGAGGCGAGTTTGAAATCGTCAATTCCTACAACAAGCGGCGACAGGCTCGCCGCGTTGGCCGGCAGGCAGATCGGCTGGCGGCGAGGGCCGCAAAACAATTTGCGTCTTCGCTGGGATCCAGCACTAAGGCCAAGCAGTCGGCGGCGAAGGTCATCGGGCTTCGTGCCAAACAGGCCGGGCTTCAGGCCGCCGGCCAGAAGCTCAAGACCCGCCCGCGTCCGCCTGGGGCGTTCTTCAAGTCTGCGCCTGCTGGCCAGCGTGTCACCCTCGGAAAGATGCCGGTTGGCGGCCGATCAGGAAAACCGCCTGTGCGGACAGCATTTGACGCCGCGCGTGGTGAAATGGTCGGCATCCTTCGCGAACAGATGGCCGTGCAGCTCGAGCTCGCCGCCATTTCTCAAATCAAGGACAGGGCAAAGCGTCGCAGGAGGGTTTCTACGTGAAGTCTCCAGAGGCCGTACTGCGGACGGCACTTGCCACAAATCCAACAGTATCCGGCTTGATTGGCGCAAAGATTTACCCGGTTGTAGCGCCGGGGAATGCGGCCTTGCCGTATGTCACATGGAGGCGGGCCGGCATTGAGCGGTCGCAGACGTTAGGCGCTCCGATGGGCGTTCCTCGCGTGACGGTGGAGTATGGCATCTACGCCATGACCTATGAGGCTGCACGAGAGATTGCGGACTCCATGCGTGTCGTTCTGGATGGTTACGGGGGCACTGTGGAAAATACGGTTGTGAAACAAACTTCGCTTGAAAGCGAAAGCGATGATTTTGTGACACTCGCCGGGGCGGACCTTCCGCCCGTGTATCAGATAACCCAGTCCTACGACGTGTGGTGGCAGGAGACGTAACGCATGGCTATTACGCCGCATGATTCCGGCACGACGTTCACTTTCGCCGGCACCGGCTACACGGTGACCAGCATCACCTACACGGTTGGTGCGACGGGCGGCGGCGGCACGGATGCAATCGACGTGAGCCACCTGGGCCAGACCACCGGCCAGTCGGTACTTTCGCAATCCCGTCCCCTGGTCGGCTCGGCCGGCACCACGGACACTGGCAAGTCGGTCAGCATCGAGTACATCGGCAACGCCGTCATTGCCCAGAACGCGACCGGCACGCTGACCATCACGGGCGGCGTGAGCGTCAGTGCCGTGGCTACGTGCAACTCCTCGAGCGTCACGCTCACCGTGAACGACGTGGTTCGGGGATCGGCTGACTTTTCGCTCGCCTGATCGCCACGGAGGCAACCCGTGGCCACGTATAGCACCGGCATCACCGCGACGTGGGGTGCCGTTACGTTTGGCGAGATGCAATCGCTGTCGTGGAACTACGGCGGCCTGGAGAAGGGCCGCGATACGCCGTGGACTGACAGCCCCGGCTCCGTGTCGATCCAGTGCCTGAGTGCCACCGGCATTGATGTCAGCAACGCTGGCGATACGGCCACGCTGACGATCACGGGCGGCGGCTGCGCCTTGACGGTGCCTGCAATCTATGAGTCGGTGAGCGTCGATGCCGAACTGAACGGCGTCACGAAGTACACCGTGAACCTCAAGGTACTCAGCTAGGAGCAGCCATGGACCTGACGAAGGACGCCATTCTTGGAGCCAACGACCTTAACGTGCTGAAGGTGCACGTGAAGGAATGGGGCGGCGACGTGCACGTGCGTGTGATGACCGTAGGCGAGCGAGACGCCTACGAATGCGAGTGGCTGGCGAACAAGGAAAAAGGTGTGCAGAACTTCCGCTCCAAGTTTCTCGCCCGCTGCCTGTGCGACAAGGAAGGCAACCGGCTCTTCACCGATGCCGAAGTGGACAAGCTCGCAAGCAAGTCCATTGCCGTAGTGGATCGCCTGTTCAACCGCGCGATGAAGCACAACGCCATGAGCATGGAGGACGTGAACGAACTGGCGGGGGAATGAACGCCCGGCCCACGCTGCTCTTCGCGATGCGGCTGGCCGGGCACCTACGGATGACGTTGGGCGAGTTGTTTGAGCGGATGGATAGCCGTGAGTTTGCGAGGTGGTTGGCCCTGCACACGTACTACGAGCCGATCGGCGGCGAGTGGCAGCAGACCGGGACACTGGCCGCTGCGGTGCTCGCCCCGTACTGCCGACGCGGAAACGTGCCAGAGCCTGACGATTTCATACCAATCCTGAAGAAGAAGCCTCAACACAAAACACAGATTCACGACGTGCTGCGGCAGATGGCCGCAGACCTCGGCAAGCAGTAGCCATGGCAACCGCAGTTGGACTCAATTTTCAGCTCACGGCGTCCGCTGTCGGAATGTCCGACGGTATTTCTGACGCATCCAAGCAATTGGGCAGACTGGGGTCAGCGGCACAGAAGGCCGCGTCTGATATATCGGTTTTGAAGACGCTTGAGATAGGCCGCACATTCGTTGATGGAATCCAAAGTCTCTTTTCGACGTTCTCAGGTTTCACTCAGGGATCATTCGCTGCCGTAGAGTCTGCGTCGAACCTTTCCCGCGAACTGGGCATCAGTTACACGCAACTGCAAGAATTGCAGATTGCGGCAAAGCTGGCCGGCGTGTCCACGGATGACTTGGGCCGCGCCTTCACGAAGGCACAGGTAGCCATCACCAAGGCCAGCCAGGGCGGTGCCGAGGCCGTGAAGGCGTTGTCCTCTATCGGACTGTCGGCCGCCGACTTCGAGGGGCTTTCGTCCTCTGAGCAGTTCACGCTGATCGCCAACGCCATCAACGGCATCTCGGATCCGGCACAGCGGGCTGCGGCTGCCGTCTCAATCTTCGGCCGCAGCGGAGCCGAGTTGCTGCCGGTGTTCCGGGAGCTGGGCGGCAATCTCGCGACATCGCAGGAGTTCCTTGCGAAATTTGGTGGCGGATTAACGGCACTGGATGTCACCAAGATCAACACGCTCGGCGACAAATTCCAGCTTGCAGGCCAGGCCATCACGCTGGTTGGCCAAAAAATACTCGCCGACCTCGCGCCGGCGCTCGGCGACATTGTCGATGGATTCGTTGACTTTCTTGCCTCAATCAAAATTGAGGATGTCACGCGAATTGCCACGAACGCAATTGAGGGGCTCGGGAAGGCGTTCTCAATCGCATACGCCGTTGGCTCTCTTCTGTCTCCTGTCGTGAGCGCCATTGGCGACGCAATTGTTTTCCTTGCTGACAACGCCAGAGGGGCGGCGGCTGGGCTGACTGTTGTAATTGGTGCGATGGCAGCCTACGAGGTGTATTGCGGTATCGCCGCAGTTGCCACGGGCGGTTTTTCCAAAGCAATCCGCGCCATGCTTGCAAGCTCGGGCATCGGGCTTATTGCTGTCGTGCTGGGCGTCGCTGGCGGGGCATTGCTTGAGTGGGCTTTGAAGGCCGACGAAGCTGGCGGCAAGGCAACAAAGGCGGCAAAGACTTCCGCAGACGCCGCCAAAGACGCAACGCAATCGGTAGAAAAAGTTGCGAAGTCGGTGTCCGGTGCCATCTCTGGTGCCTTTAGCCAGACGGGCGACGCCGCCAAGAAAGCCGCCGACGAAGCGAAGAAAGCATCCGACGCCGCACGACGCGAGGCCGACGCTTCGATTGAGCGGATGAACGTAGAGATGAACTTTGGCGGCGACAGCCAGCGGGCCAACGCTGCGAAGGCGGTC